TATCTGACCTCACAGCGGACGGGACGGGGGCCTCTTTGGGTGAGCCCCCGCCCGCCGCCGCTTCTCCGCCCTCAGCCTTTACAGCGACACTGGGAGGGGCAACCGCCGCCGGCTTAGCGGGAGGAGCCTCAAAAACCTTCTCATACGGCGTCAAAGCATCCATCGGATCATCCTCAATTTCAAAATCATCCGCTTCCTCAAACGTCTCAAAACCTTGATCCGCGGCAACACGCGACAGCTCACGACGAACCATAGACTGAATCAACTCCGCAATAGGAGGCTCCGCCCTAAAATTAACAGGCGGAGCCATCGGTACGGGATCCGGCAACTCAAAACGACCATCTTCCGTCAACATAGACGACACCTGCACACCATCAACATCAACATTCGACACTTCCTCTCGAACCTTTTCCTTACGTCCCATTTAACCCTCCATTAGAACGTCATCGAGTTACCTTCACGCGACACAAGCCGGCGAGCCTGAATATTATGACTCGCCATCACATACAAATTATCTGAACTAGTATCAGCAAACACACGAGTACCCGGCACACATGACACAAACGTAGAATTTAACGCAGGCTCAGAACCAAACTCACGAGACAAATGCCAGGTATCCAACGTCGCCCTAAACGCACCAGCGACCGAACTCTCCTCTCGACGATACTCATCATAACGATCCTGATAACCCCAACCTTCATTATCACTAATCCGACTATCAGCCTCAACACCACTTACCTGCTGCTGACCGATATGCTGCAACTCACGCTGCCAATAATCTTCTTTAGATCCAGACAAACCAACATAATCATCAAGACCACGCAAAAACGCGCGCTTAGTCCGCATTGTATACATTGTCTTCGGCCGCACGCTCATCAACGTCATTACTATCCCATGTTCCTCGAAAAATCGACGATATCGGTTTGTACGCATGGCGGCGATACCGTGCCCCGCCATTGTTCCAACACCCGTTTGCGCTCCCGCAGAGGTACCACCGGTCTGTAAAACTTCACTAAACTGGATTGTCTGGCGGCCGCCGCCCAGATACTCAGGTCGCTGGAGCCGAGCATCAGATGACCGGACACCCAAATAACGCAAGTACTCAGTGTAACGAGAACCATATCGAGCCCGAGCCTCCTCAAAACGCTGGATAGCAAACGCCTGACGAACAGTATTAATATCAACCGACGTAGCACCAGACAGATCAGCATAAACTAACGGCTTAGCACTCGCAGACGTCGCACTATCAACCTCGATCTGAATATTAGCATTAGTCGTCGATCGAGCATGAGCATAATCCCGATCAGGCAAAGGCGTACTCTCACGCGTAGTTGCACCTGCCTGATCAGCTCCACCAACAGTTCCTGTAATACCAATACCCTTAATCGGCGCAGTAGTTCCCAACGGTAAGGTCACCGAAGGACCTTTAACAGCCCACGGCCTGGCGCTCGTCAAATAATCTTTTTCCCAAGAAATATTCTGCAACGATACCACCGTCTCAGTATCCACACCATCATCAGTTGATACTGCTATTTCAGTCTGCAAATCCTCATCACGATAAAACTCATTCCAAATCAAACCATAAGCCCTAAACGGCAACGCACTTACCTTACGCGCAGTAAAATTCGCCGTCGGAACCCCCAAATAATCCGCCAACGTACCAACAGCCGGATTAGTAAACTCAATATAAGGATGCTCACCAGCAAACAAACCATCATCCCCACCTGTGATAAAACTCGTCCATTCTTCCCACAGAAGCCTATTCGGCACGAACCAATGATGAAACCTAACATGAACCGGATGCATCACCGGCGTCACCAGCGGCGCACACCTAATCAACGCACTCGTCGCCTGCTGAATAGTATCTCCCGGCAAAGCCTCAAACCAAGTCACCGGAATTAGCTGACCCATCTTACAAGTCAGCAATTTATAATGAGAAAGAGAAAACTTTGACCGCTTCATAGCTTCTTACTCCTTAAAGCTCCACGACCAATCAACCGCCTCTCATACGGCCCATTGATCTCCTGATAGATCGACGAAACACTTCTCTCATCATTCCACGCAGCAGCCCGCACAACCGACAATTCCGCCGCACATTTTTGTATAACCGCGCCTGGCGCACCTTCATCACGACCGACCAGCTTCCTTAACCGCTTCCGAAGATACCGACCAAGGGGGAGCTCCCCCTTCCCGTGACGCAAACTCATAGGCACGTCCTCCATAAATCTCGACGGACAACGCATCATTGCCAACGCCACATTCTCCATCGCAATCGCACCAATCCCCGGCTTCAGCGACATACGGGCAAACTCCGGCTGCCTTCCACCTAACCGAATATCCGTCCTCTGCGTCATTTTCTTCGTCACGTAACCGGCAATATATTGAGCCGACTTCAGCTCCAGCTTGCCGACCATCACATGCCCAAAACCCCAAGTCTTTCTTACAACGGAACACGCGTGACATTCGCAGCCCTCGCCACTTCTACACCTTTCGCCACCGACACACGACGGCCACCCGAATAAAGCCGCGTGATAATGCGGCCTTCCGGAGATATCTCCATATTCCCCAACAACGAAGTATCTAATCCGCTTTGGATATACAACGTCACGGAAACGCTTGAGCCACGCCTGCACATCCGCAATAACAAGTTCTCTCCGATCCTCAGCGTAGGTGACGGTAACGAAACTACATTCTGCATGACACATTCCCTCCAACATTATCCGATGAGCCCAAACTCTCCGCTTGTTGAACCGACACGGCATACACTGGCCACAGCCAAATGCACCATTCGATCCGATAAACGGCCTAACGCACCTCACATCCTGAATCCAATTCTCAACCGACGAACACCAAAACGCCGCCGACGACCAAATCTATGACGACCACGGCGGCCACGAAAACTACGACGACCAAAACGACGACGACGAAACCGCATAACAATCTCCTTTCAATACATCGCACCAAGAGTGTACGGATCAACACCGACATTACGCATCACATGAGGCAAATAAACACCCGACAACAAATCCGGCGATGTCGCCTTACTCATCTCATGTAAACTTCTTCCAAATCCACCTGCAGCAACAGCAACCTGAGCAGGCATAGAAGCCCAATTCTGCATCGCCTGAGAAGCCTTATCCGTAGGCAACTCAACAATACCACCGCGACCATCATCATAAGACGTAAACAACGGCGTCAAAACATCCGATCGCGCGCGTGGTAAAGGAACGTTAGAATAATTAATCCCACTAGAAGAGCCAGGCGAAGCATACGTCCGCGAAATCTTTGAAGCCTCTGCCTGTTGCCGGATCGTATCAGCGTTAACATTATTGATCTTCGCCTCCGTCAACTTGGCATCCAAATCCGCAGCCCGCAAAACTCGAGAGGAATTAGCAGCTGCAGCCCTACTCATATCCTGACCAGCGGCAGCAATTCCTTGACCAAGACTATTATCGCCGACGATATTGCTAAAGCTACTAGTAGAAGCACCCAAAGCTGCGAGGGGGTTAATCCCGGCTGCTTTCGCATCTGCAACCTTCCACGATATTCCATGTTGAGCAAACTCCTGTTGAGCCGCGATATTACGCGCAGCAATATCCTCCGAACTCTGACGACCAAAAATACCGCCAACAATATTAGCGATAGGACTAAACAATGACGATAAAAAATCCATTAACACGGCACTCCAGACGCCCAAGTCCGCCGCTTCCTAGAATGATAACCTTTCCCAGCTTTGTGTCTAGCAAACATCACTTCTCTTCGCACAATTCTTTCAATGCACGGTATCACACTCCAACTATTCATAAATGCCGGTAACCCGGAAATCCTAGGCTTCTTACCAATCTGCGCAAAACCACCATAAATCGTACTCGCAAAATCACTACCTGACGGATTAAACTGCCTTCTGTCAGAGCCAGCTGGCTTGACCTTTTGCTGACCTCCCTGACTCGCCCGTAGCTCGCGGTACGCAAGTCTTTTCGCTGGGTCAGCAAAGTCACTCTCTTTAAACATACTGAGAGCGGCTGCTATCGAAGCAGCCTTAGGACGCTCCGCTATGTCCTTTACAACCCTTCGGGTCTGATAATCGAACTTTTCGAATGCCGGAGACAGCCTTTTAAATCGCTCCTGAATTTCAATATTTTTTTGAAGTTCAGCATTAATACGATTAAGTCTAGCATTTTCAGGGGAAATGCGTTCCGGCTGCCGATAGTACGGCCTATATCTACTAAATACACTCACTGCTTGGGCAACCCTAAATATGCAACTAACGCTGCAAGCAGCGCTGCTCCCAAGCCTATTAACCACTTCTGCCAATCAAACATAGTTACCTCCGCAACTATCTAAATTCCTGTCACCTAGAACAGTACATATCAAGTAGAAGTACTGTTATCTGACCTCACAGCGGACGGGACGGGGGCCTCTTTGGGTGAGCCCCCGCCCGCCGCCGCTTCTCCGCCCTCAGCCTTTACAGCGACACTGGGAGGGGCAACCGCCGCCGGCTTAGCGGG